CTTCTAATTCAGCTTTGGTATCATACAAACTTCTTAATTCTTCATCATCTTCCTCACCATCAAAATCATCGTCACTATCGTTATGATCGTATGGGGCAAATTCTTTTAGTTCTTTATCTTGGTCTGGCATGTCACCATTTTTAGCAACAAATTGCTGAGGTGTCATAATCTTTATGCCACTAGGGGCTCCTGGCATCTTTGGCTCTGCGCCCTCTAATAGTTCTTTAAAGTTCATTTTTTATTGTTCCTAATGTATTGTTCAGCTAGCATTACTAATTCATGTAGTTCTTCAATAGATTCGCAATGCCATCTACGTAGACTCTTATTTATATTGCTGTTTGGATCGTGTGCTGTTTTTGCACCGGTGCGATGTTTCTTCATGCCACGCATTCTAGCACAGAAGCTAGCACGGCGTTTTGCTGCCTTACTACCTTTTTTAAGTTTGCTTGGTTTAGTTGTTACTGCTGTTTGAATCTTGCTACCAGGATGACTACGGCGATAGCTACTTACACTCTTTTTGCTCATACCACCTGCACGAGGATTATTATGCTTTGCCCAAGTCTCGCCCTCATCCAAATCTTCTTCATCACTAATGTTTGGGTTACCAATTTGTTCTGCTACGCTATTCAATTTGTCATTGCTAACTGTAACAAAACTATACATCCATCCATCTAAACTGACACCGTTGTCTAGTTGGTTTTTAATGTGTACAGCATTTTTGATAATCTCACGAATCTCACCTTGAGCCATACCGTCGATTTGTTCATCTTCCATAGCATAACCTTCGTTCTTAGGCTTCTGTCCTTTTTCTTTCATGGCAATGGCAATTGCTGCTCGTTGGGCATTACTACCAGCTTCGTATATAATTTCGGTAAATCTCATAGTTTTGTCCGTAAATAGTTGACTTTATTGCGTAAATATGTTACACTACATATCTTATTTATCACTTTGGGCTTTTACCTTGACAAATCAATCTATCAAACGCATCGGTTTCGCTTGTAAATTTAGCGAACTAAACAGCAAGGGCGAAATCTGTTCAATCAAAGAACTTAATACAGGTGGTACAACCCACGCTTGGGTCAAGCGACAAACCCGTAGTGCAGCAGAAGAAAAGGTACTTGATGTATCAAAACAAAACATTATACATACTCACAATCTGGTTAAAAAAGTAGCAACACTACAACCCGAACTACGTATGGTTCGTCTTACTAGTGATATGCTGCCCTTCTATACAATGGATGGCTGGCAAGAGTTTTGGCAAGATAAATCAATGCAGGATAATCTAGCACGATGGTTCGAACCCATTGGTGAAACTGCACGGGCTAATGATGTACGTCTTAGTTTTCACCCTGACCAATTTGTAGTTTTAGCGAGTGACCGTGAAGAAGTAGTAAATAAGAGTATAGAAGAATTTGAATATCATTGTGACATGGTTCGTTGGATGGGCTATGGCAAATCATTTCAAGACTTCAAAGTTAATGTACACATCAGTGGTCGTAAAGGTCCACAGGGCATTCGTGATGTGTATAATCGTTTGTCACCCGAAGCCCGCAACACACTTACACTAGAGAATGAGGAATATACACATGGACTACTTGACTGCTTATCATTATCTGACCTCGTACCTACGGTCATGGACATACATCATAATTGGATACGTGAAGGACAATACATTCAACCTAATGATGCGCTTGTACAACGTGTTATTGATAGCTGGCGTGGCGTTCGCCCTACTATGCATTACAGTATTAGCCGCGAAGATGTACTCGGAGAACATTCCGCAACAAGACTACCCGATCATGGTGCGCTAATTGCAGAAGGCTACAGTAAACAGAAACTACGTGCCCATAGTGACTACTATTGGAATGATGCGGTTAACCAATGGGCATTGACATTCATAGATAATTTTGATATCATGTGTGAGTCGAAGGCAAAGAATCTTGCCAGCTTTAAACTATTTGAAAGATATAAAAATGGGAATATTTGATAGACTATTTGGCAAGAAGCCAGAACCAATAGTAGAGGTTCCTGCACCTGTTAAGGAAAAGAAACCTCGCAAGCCTAAAGTAAAGAAAGAACAACCCACTACATCTGACAAAGATAAAGCCACTGAATTGGGTTTGCCATACGTTAATATTCTAAAGATGGAACTTGATCCATACGACATTAATAGCGGTGCATTTGAACTTGATTGGAATGATAAATTTGTACTAAATTTAATTCGTGCAGGATATAAAATTAAAGATGACGATTCTGATGTTATCATCGTGGAACGTTGGTTTCAGCAAGTGGCCAGAAATATAGCAATGGAAGTGTATGAACAGGATAAGGCTGATCCTGACAATCGTGATATGCGAGTGGTACGTACTAAAGACTTGGGTGATGGAAGAACGGAGGTTAGTTAATGCGGACACTATCTGATCTTTTGCGGACTGCGTATCCTGAATATGCTGATGAAGATATTAAAAAATTAATAAAAGTTGCTCGTAACGGTGAATTAAATTGCGGTATGATTTGGGAACGAATAACTAGAGAAAAATTAGGTTTAGAACCATTACGACCAAACTCAGCATGGAGAGATCATGTCGACGGTACTGATAGTAAATTTTGTTCTGTGGTCAGAATGAATAATAAGGAGAATAAACCTAATTGTTTTCAGGCTACAATCTCAACTCGCAACAAAATAGGACAATTGAGGGTTTGTATTTGGGACCCCTTCTTTGCGGATAATTTATATTTTATGTTAATCCCGCATGAGTATCATTCAAAATATAAGGGCAATCCTATTAAAATTACCTTTCAAAATTTTATGCCTAAAGGTCTTCATTGGGATAAGTGGAGATGTACGTTTGAGCAGGTAATGGCTCAAGTTGACAATAATTCAAAAGAGATATATAATAGTCGTATGTTAACTATGGATAAAAAATTCACCTCACAAGCATGAAATTAAAGAGGTTGACTTTAAATGGATTTTGTGCTATACTAACGTTTTCATCAATTAGGAGTAATAATGGCTACAAAAAACACAACTTGGTATTTTCCTTTTAACAATGTACCAAAGGGTCAAAAGATTGACATTAGTAAGATTCGCAACCCACTTGACCCCAAGAAACTAGCAAATCCTAAAGTAATGTCGTTGGAGGAAATTGTTTTACAACTAGAACAAAATCCTGACACTATGACATATATTAATACATTGGTGGCAAACAAAAAAAGATTTAACACCAAATACATCGGAAAATTAGTTAGCGCACCTATCGGTAAAAATACCTTTAATGAAATCACCCAACGCTTGATTGATATTGGTCATTGCCATAACAATATCTTAACTAAGTTGGACCCTAGATTACTTTCACCTGTATTTGCTACTCAACAATCGGATGGAACATATTCATGCTTTGACACACAGCATGGTTTAGCAGTTGTTGGTTTGTTAGCAAAGTATGGGTTGTGGGGCAATAATGCAAAAGATTGGTTAAACTTTGAATTTCCTACTTTTGTAGTTGATGAACCTCATCCTAGCTTTACTCCCGAAGCTGCATTGCACCGCAACGGCAAGGGACAAAAACAATGGGAACCCTATGATCATCATAAAATTAAGGTTGCCGCTGTTCGCCAATTTAATAACCCTACACAAAGCAAAGAATACTTTGAATCGGAAGACCGGCAAACACTTTGTGAATTTTATGAAGCAATTCCTCTGCCAAAGAAACATAAAGATTTTGGCAAAGCCGGAACACTACCGCGTACTGACGTAATCTATGATTGGAATTTGAATACACTTGAATTTATTCTTTCAACACACAAAACTTATTGGCACGGAACATTGTTTGATTCGGCTGCATGGGGTTTATATGGTAATTTAGTTGAGCAAATGCAAAAAAACAATTTTCCAACTAAAGGAAAAGAATGGAAGGCATTTCTTAATGACTTTAATGCAGTAATTTCTGAATGTTTTACTGATTTGGCAAATTTACGTACAGCAACAGAACGTGCTTATACAAAGTATTTTAAGAAAGCATTCCCTAATTTGAAGAACGTACCATCATGCCCAAACAATGCAGCTTTAGCAATCGTTATGAAAATTTATCGTGACGTTGGAGGTACATATTACTTGACCGGTGATGTTAACGATTTTATGCAAAACGGTTGTGATATCTATGATGAACTTGACCAAGAAACTAAAGACATTATCAAAAATGCCAAAAAGTAAATTCAAACTAGAAAGCAAGTGTGGTTGGTTCTATGTTATCCAACTACAACATAATGGCAAATGGGGGTTTGGAATCACATTGAATAGTGACTCGCGCCTACGCAAGGGTTACTGCAATCCTAGTGCGGAGAAGCAAGTTTTCTGTCACCTGTATTATGGTAATTATAGTCAAATTACTGCACTTGAACGACATTTAAAAAATGAGTGGAAAGACAAGATGTTAGTTTTATTTGATGACAAACTTGAATGGATTGATCCAAAAAATAAAATTAATGGTGATGACATTACTGCGTTTGTTGAGGAACGTTGCAAAGCAATTTACCCAGAAATTTATCGTATTAAAAAAGAATATTTACCATTCAGCCCTAGCAAAGTTTTTAAAGATATTAAAGATGATCCTAGTATGTTTTTGGAAACCATTTAACTTGACACCTACTAAATAGTAGTATATAATACACACATGACAAAATATGCACTCATAGATACTGCCAACACATTTTTTCGTTCAAGGCACGTTGCATCACGCAATAGTACCCTAGACGAGAAAGTGGGCATGGCACTACATCTTACACTAGCAAGCACTAATCAAATAGTACGCAAGTTTGGAATCGATCACGTGGTCTTTTGCACCGAGGGCAGATCATGGCGTAAGGACTTTTATAAGCCTTATAAAGCCAATCGTGTGGTAGATACAATGTCTCAAACAGAGGCAGAGGTTGAGGAGAACAAACTTTTTTGGGAAACGTATGAAAATTTCACAACGTTCTTGCGTGAGAAAACTAATGTAAGTATACTGCGTGATCCTAAGGCAGAGGCTGATGATTTGATTGCACGTTTCATTCACTTGCACCCAGATGATGAACATTTTATCATAAGTAGCGATACAGATTTTTTGCAATTGGTAACTCCAAAAGTAAAAATTTATAATGGAATAACTAACGAGTTGATTACACTTGAAGGTTACATTAAGGATAACGGCAAGCCGGTATTGGATAAGTTAAAGAATCCAAAACTATTAGAGGATCCACAATATATATTATTTCGCAAATGTATGAGGGGAGACGGTACAGATAATGTATTTTCTGCTTATCCCGGAGTACGTGAAAAAGGTAGTAAAAATAAAGCAGGACTAATTGAAGCATACGCTGATAGAAATAAACAAGGATTTTCGTGGAACAATCTACTACTTCAACGCTGGCTTGACCATGATAATGTAGAGCATCGTGTACGTGATGACTATGAACGCAACCGCACACTAATTGATCTTACAGCACAACCCGAAGATGTTAAACTATCAGTAGATAAACACATTCGTGAAGGTGTGCGTAGAACTACTATTCCTCAAGTGGGCATTCACTTGATGAAATTTTGTGGGAAGTATGAACTTCAGAAAATTTCTGATAACGCAGAGACATACGCAAAATGGCTAAATAGTCCTTATGTAGGCAACTTAACTGAATGACACAACTATGATTTATATAAAATTTCAAATTAAAAATCCATGGCATTCAAACAAGTTTAAAAACATTTGGATGACCGGTGGTTATCTAACTAAGAATAAAAGTTTTGAATTAGAGTTATATCAGGATTCAGAAGCGTTTCTTGCCTTTGCAGTAGACATGTCTTTGATAGGCAAGGACCATGCTGGGTTTGAACTTAATATAGGTCTATTCGGATATAGGTTTAGTACCATGATATATGATACTAGACATTGGGATTATAAAAACGGAAAGTGGGAATAATATGACAGAGAATTTAATTGCAAAACCTATTGTTAAAAATCAATATTGGGTAGTCACCGATGGTGAAAAGAAAGTCGGCAATGTTCTTGCCGATGGGTCTGGCTTTGAAGTAAAACTTAATGGCAGTAAAACACATTATAAAAATACATCCGATATTAAACGTAAAACTAGAATTGAATTTCAAACATTAAAAACAGACAAAACAAAAATTGAGTTGCCATTTGCTATTTACCCTACTACAAATAAGGTTTACAATAGCATGTTTGATGTTAAACGTAAGTTGCATCTATACACTAAGATTCAGAAAAGCAAGTGCTATCATGCCGCAGGTTGGTTCGTTATGAATCAAAATGGGGAAAATGAGGTGTTTTTCTGCCCCAAATACATATTTGTACAGCGTTATTCGTACTTAGGTCCATACAAAACAGAGGATGAGGCGAAAAATGTGATAAATAATCTATGATTTACATAAAAAGATTCATCGATAAGGTATCATTAATGGAGAGTAGACAGAACAAGGATTTAGTTATGCCAATGGTTGACGCACGTGGGTTACGTGATGAATTGGCTAAGATTCTTGTTGATCAATATGATACTAGGAAAGAACAGAAAGATGCTGTTATCCAAGTTGAAGTTAAAGGTGGGTCTTTTACATGAGCAGAACACAACCAAAAGTACTACTAGAGTTAGTAGATAAAAAAACTTATAAATGCGATCAAATCGTAGAAGCCAGCGGTATATGGGCTGTATTCTATGACGGACAACCTATCAATTTAAAATCGCAACATTACTTAGATAACGAGACTACGCCTAAGTATAAGAAAACTAGTTTTAGCAATCCAGGTCATGCAAGAAACTTGTGTCGCAAATTAAATTCACAATTTAAGACTGACAAATTTACTGTAGTTTTTATGCATACGGGTAGTATAGTTTACCCCGATGACCAAGCGTAAAACAAATAAAGAAAAAATTACTGAGGCAGTGGTCGGTGAATTACCATTATCTACTAGATTAGATATTGGTGACAACATTGATAGATTGCTAACACGATGGTGGACAACCGGTAGACAAGAAGGGTTGCGTCTCACCGAAATGGGCGATGTTTATTTCAGACTAGCCGAAATTGAATTCTATAACTATGAGTTAACATCTGACATTGAAAAGAATGCGGATGATTTTGCTTATAGAAATTTTTTGTTATCTCTAAACAAAAAAATTAAATGTCCTTATTTCCTCGGGGTAAATAAAGTTGAGGGTAAGAATATACCTTACATTAGATTCTATGATAGTAAGATTGCAATGATGGTGCAACTATACGGATCATTAAAAGAATACTTAAACTCAATAAAGGAAAGAAAATGACTGAAGAAAAGAAAAGCAAAAACCCATTCATTGCAATGGCACAAGAAGCTAAAAAGAAAAACGCAGCACATCCTGGATTAGGTAAGGCTCCTAAAAGTCAAGGACCTAAAGCAAACACTAAGGGTTTTGGTGGGGCAAATGTTACACGTAGAGCAGGTCGCGGTGGTTAATACCACTCACCTTCATTACGCATACGTTTAATAAAAGTCAAGTAGTTGCTACATACTCCATAGCAACGCAAATGTACCGTACTCAATAAACCTCTGTCAGGTATCTCTGGCAGAAATATGATACTTGTATTGTTTACAGGTACATTCCCCGGAGTAATCAATTTACCACTACTAGTTTCAGTGGGTGTATTTTCCATATCGTTATCAAACCAAAAGTAATTTGGATACAGTTTTATAGGTTGAGTTACGATCCAATCTTGACCTTCTGTATTTCTAAAGTTAAGCCAAAACTTATTACCCTGTAAATACTTTTCGGTAACAATGGTAACTGGTCCATCTGAACCCAAATACAGAACTCCTTCCTCTCTCCATACATCAACCATACAGCCAAATCCAGCATTAAATGCTCTACCAATTTGGTTAATGGTATTGGCATCGTCAAAGTTTTGCCCGTCAAAAATTCCTCTATAAGATATGTAAATCATCTAGTATTTAGTATGGGTAAAAAGTTTTAAGTTTTGTCAACGGTTTACTTCTCCGAGGCGTTATATATGTATGCAAGACAATAATCAACTTGATGACTACGAAACGAAACAGGATAAAAACGAAACGTTTCAGGAACAGTATTTGCCCACTAGTTATGATTGGAGATTATCCAATTGTGATGAAAGACGATCTGGACCGTGTAGAATTAAGGATGAATATGTCAAGCATAAATTTCATTAACACTAAAAGGAAACTTCAAATGAAAACAATCGCTACTCTTATCGCTACTTTGGTAACTACTGCTGCTTTTGCAACTGAGCCTGCTAAGACTACTACAACACCTGCTGCTGCGCCCGCTGCAACTGCTAGTGCTACTCCGGCTAAGGAAGAAATGAAGTTAGCTAAGAAGAAGGAGGCTCCCAAACAGGATGCCACCAAAAGCACTAAACCTGTCAAAGACAAAAAAGCTACAGCTAAGACTGAGCCTGCAAAGCCAGCAGCACCCGCAGTTAAGTAATACAACAATAGACGATGATGATGACGATGATGGTCCAGACTATTTGGATTATCATCGTGCGTATGGTCGTCCTAAGGTTTACTATATAGATGAACAGGTTATAGATTCAGATGATCAATTATTATCTGATTATGTAATTGTTAGATTAGCAGTTGCCCGTGCAAAGGCTATGCAGAAATATAGAGAAATCTATGTTGAGGCATAAATACAGTTAATGAGTTCTGTTACAAAAACTCAGCATACACTTACACAGGAAAGAAACATGTTAAAACAATTAGCAGACTATTTTAATAGTCTATTCACTAAATTTTCTGAGCCAGAAACATACGGCTCACAATTGGAACAATATATTGTTTCACACCATCCCACAAATAACGCACAAGTTGAACATTTAGAGCGTGAATTTGAATTGCGATATCTTAAGCGTAACAGTGGATGGATAGTATGAGAATACTAAAAGCAATATACAATTTTTTTGGTGCAATGAGACAGGCACGAGCAGCCTCATCCTTAGCACATAACGGAGATCATAAAGGCGCACGTAAACTTATTATGTCTGACTTTAAGGGCTGGATCTAAAAACTAAATAACATACTAACAAAGGATCCATTATGTTTA